ATTCGCCATGACTCATCACCCTTTAACTTCTGCTGCCACACTTGCAAAATACTGGGAATACGCTGCCCAGTGAAACTCGATCTCTCCCGGCATGTTCAGCCTGTTTTTTGCCAGTGCTGCCGGAGTTTCAACGCACCGCAAATAACGCTCACTGGCACCGCTTGCCAGTGTTCGTTCCTTGCCATATCCCTGTTCTTCCTTCCGGGTGTAAACGCGGTAAGACGCGAACAAGACTTCATCACACCATTCCTGCAGCAACGCCGATGCTGTTTCGTGCAAGGCTGGCTGGTAACGGTCGTATGACTCGCTCAGCGGGTCTTGGTGCTTTTTGATGGCGCAATGACTCAGCAGAACAATACCAATCCGCTTCTCATTCCGCAGCCACTCCAGCATCGTCAGCAACTTGTCCCAATAAACCACAGCGGACTTGTACCCAGCACCATAGCCAATATCGGCAATGGACTTCTTGCCCGCGTCGCTGGCCACCTGCTGATGGATCATCGCCTCCAGCCAATCGACGGTATCAATCGCCAGCGTTTTGAAGTCGTGCTGTTGCTGTGCCAGCCACGTCAACGCTTCGACCACACGCTCCCAGTTCTGGAGGTGCTCTGTTTTAGCGCAGTCGATATCTGCCAGCCCGTCCTCCAGATTCAGAAACAACACGTCCGGCGCTTGCGCGGCCCATGATGATTTCCCGATGCCATGTGTGCCGTACAGCATGACGCGTCGCGGTCTCTGCTGCTTACCCCTCGTGATTTTCATTCGTCGTTACTCCCATTCTCACTCCCAGAACCTGATTGTCCGACCGTCGGCCAATCAATCTCATCTGTGCTCAATCGCTCGCGGTAGTCCGGATGGATACGCCGCGGAATTCCCCACGGCATCTCCCCAGGATCCCAACGGCTGTGTGGACCGTCGCGTCCGTATTCCCTCAGCTCGCGTTCTCGTGCTCCGTCCTCGACGGCCCCGAAGAACGGGGCGAAAATGTTCTCCGTCATGCGTCCCTCGTGACCGTGAATTGCGTGGTTTTTCTCTTTGGCGTGTACACCTCCACCACGGTCCACCGGTATCCGGTGCGTGCCAGCATGTTCCGCACGGTCAGTTCCAGCCGATAGCGGCTGGGAAGTCGATAGGATTCACCGACCGCCAACGTTTTCAGCGTTGCCGCCATTCTTTCATCGCCGATCATACGCGCCCCCCTCCAACTCTGACCGCAGAATGTGCGCGTCACGTGGTGCCAGGATTGCCAGTCGTGTCCGCTGCGGATTGATTTGCACCACTGCAATTGTCACCTGAACCCCGTTGAAGTCGATCGTCAGCGATTCGCCTGCAGCCCGTCCGATCACCAACCGACTGTACCCCTCCGGCTTTTCCGGCAGCAGGCTTTCGGGTGTTGTCTCCGGGATGTCGGGTGCATCATGCGGGAGTGCTGCGACCTGTGGTAGTTTGCGTTTCATGTGCTGAATGTTCCTACTGAAATGATTGTTTGTGCCTCTGTTCCCCATCGCTTTTCAACGCTCAGTTCGTACACCTGGCAATCATCGTCCCAATGCCCGCTCAGTGCGTCCAGCACGGCCTTTGCCACGTTGTCAGCGTCCGGCTTTTGTGCGTGCGGTGTGTCGTCCAACTTTGCCCGCTTTGCCTTGGTCCATGATTGCGGCATTGCAAACGTTGCCGTGATCCCTACCCACACAGGACACTCAAAAATCGGCCCGCCTTTGGCTGCCAACCGGATGGCCTCTTTGAAGGCGTGAACGGGATGTTTGCTCGGCAAATACGTGCGTGCACGTCCGCCAATGGACGAAACCCGATGTCTGGGCTGCGCTACGGGATTCCCCGGAACAACGATCGTCCATGTGTCGGTGTTCCAAATCATTTTGTCAGTGCTCAAAATCCGTCCTCCCCGTTTGCGTGTCTCTGAGATAGTGCGACCGTGGAACGCTCCACGCTGTCGGCTGTTCTCGCATGTCTCGCTGTTGCCGGACCTCGTCCGGCCATTCCCGTTGAATCTCCAGACACCGCTGCCGGATCTGCTCCGGCGTCGGATCTGCTCCGCGTGGTCTCTGCGGATCAGGATTGACAGCCTCTGCTGGTGCCCAGACCTGCGTTCCGTTCTTCAGCGTGACCACGTACGCCACGCCGCCGTCCTGCAGCTCGATAATTGTGGCCACCTTGCCAGCCTGCCACATGCCTCCGCCGTCATCCACCAGCACACGCTCACCCAGTCGCCTGACTCTGTTTGACTTTTTTGGCACGTCCTTCGCCTTTCTGTTGTAGAAAAACCACCGGCGAATCATTCGCAATAGGGATCAGCTACCAGCGGACCTGATGCAGTGCTGCGGTGGTTGTTGTGTGTCATCGTGCGACCACCTTCGGGTCTGCCTGTTTGCGTTCTGTCTTTGCCACCAACTCAGACGACTCCGTCTTAACCCTCAGCATACTCAACTGCTGCGCCTGTTTGCAAATCGTGGCGGTGATTGCCTCACGCTGTGCAGGTGGCAGCTTGCTGGCGTCAACCGCCATCAGTCGCCGATGTGCTCGCCGCATCAATCGCATTCCGTCGCGAAACCGCTTCGGGTTGTAGTCCGCCGCTTCCACGTCCGTCAGAATGACCAGCCCTTCGGCCTGAATACGGATGCTCAGTTCTCGCTGATGCAGTCGCCGCAGGTGTTTCTGGAGATCCTGCATTGCCCGCAACATCACCAACTGAAACCCCACCGGGTCGCGTCGCTCGTTTGCGCTGTAACCTGCCTCAACTGCTGCCCGGCTGATGATGTCGCCGGGTTTAAGATCGTCGCTAAATTGCATATGTCTTTCCTTAAAAAACCTTGCCATGCCAAACCTCGCCCGGCCGGGCCGCGCCTAGCCCCGCCGCGCCGAGCCATGTCTTTCCTTGCCATGACCATTCGCGTCACCACCACCAACTCAAAAGAGTCCTCGCCTTGCCAATCCTCGCCGCGCCAGGCCCCGCCTAACCACGGCCCGCCCCGCCGAAATATTCGCGTAACCGCCACCAACTCGAAAGAGTCCTCGCCGTGCCAAACCTCGCCGAACCTTGCCCGGCCCCGCCTGGCCATGCCACGCCCTGCTGAGCCAAAGCATTCGCGTAATCCGCCACCAACTCGAAGAGTCCTTGCCTCGCCGCGCCCCACCTCGCCGGGCCTCGCCTGGCCATGCCAAGCCGTGACATTCACGGAACCGCCACCAACTCAAAGAGTCCTTGCCTTGCGCTGCCGCGCCATGCCACGACTCGCACCGCCGTGCCATGCCAAGCCCTGACTACTCAAACGCCGTGACCTCAAACCGTCCGAACTTTGGCCGATAGTCGCACAGCCCGACCTGCCGCCCAGCGTCATCAATCGCCGTCCGCAGTTGCTCCACGGTAATCTGATCCTCAGCCCAGTGCACGGTAAACGTCGCTGCCCACTGGTTGAATCGCGGTCTGGTCCTCATCACTCGTGCCTGCCCGACTTTGACGCCTCGAACGTCTGCGTAGGTGTCCGCTTTCTCCCACAACTCCGCAGGCGTCAGTTGCTCGCCGTACTCCAGAATTGCAGCATCCCACACGCTCATTGCGGCCTTGAAGGCCTTCCCCAGTTTGGCCTTTTTGGCACCCTCTACCAGTGCAGACTCAATGACTTCAGACGGCAGAATGACCCGCTGTTTATCGTCCAGGTACAGCCCCGCCAGAAACTCCAGCCGCTGCAATTCCATGTGGTGTTCGTCGGTCTTTGTGCGAACACTGGTGATCTTCTTCATCTCCTTTGCCAGCGGATTCAGTGGGTTCGCCAACTGTCCGTTGTGCATCAGGATAGGAGCAATTCCGCTGATCGTGATCGTCGTTTCCATCGTCGTTTTCCCCTCGTAAAATGTCGTTCACTCATGCCGAAAAATCGCCCGCGCTCGCGGGCAGTAGTACATGGTCAGTTTGCCCGGCGCACCCTGCCGCACGATCTCTGAACCGAGTGCCTGCAGGTCCCGCAAGTCCCGCAACAGCATCCGTGCCCCGGTGTACTGCAGGATCTCGATGCACTCGTTTTTCGTTCGTGTCTGGTGGCACAGAAATAACTCCAGACGGCGCAGGCGCAGCAGGATTTGTAGGCGGTTTGGGTGTGTCACGCTCGCATCTCCCAAAGAGCCTTGATCATCTCCAGGTATGCCGCCCGCTCGCCTTCGCTGTGCTGCTCATCTGCTGCTTGGTCTGCCTGCAGTTGCTGCAATTCTTCGCGTGCCTCGCCCAGCAGTCGCTCCAGTTGTGCGACCTCAGACCGCAGTTGCTGTGCTGCGGTGAACTCGGTTCGCCATTCGGCCTGCAGTCGATCAATCTCGGCTGTCTGGCTGATGATCGT